CCGCCCCGGTGTCTGTGGTCTACAGCGCGGCGGCGACCAATGCCAGCCAGGCGCTGCTGGCGGCCGAAGCGGCGCCGGCCAAGCCGGTGCGCATCCGCCGTGGCGCGATGAGTGTGGAGATCCACGGCGACGTGGGCCAGCGGATCGAGGGGGGCTCGCATCCGGGGGCGACGTTCAGCGTGGCGATGGGCAAGGGCAAGGCCGATGCGAAGAAGTAGGCCCGGCCCGCTCAGCCTTGGCGCTGGCGTGCCGATAACGCTGCTGGGCGATCCAACAGGGAGTTATCGGTGCCAGTCAAAGTGTTCGGGCCCGTTGGGCAATTGGTGATCCGCAACGCCTGCCCGCTTCGGCCCCGGCGATGGCCGGCCTGGTCGAACTGCTGGGCGGTGGGAGCGATGCGGGCACGGGCAAAGTTGTGGCTCAGGGGTTGAGCCGGTAGAGGGAGAGGGATATGTGGCGCAGGGGAGTGGAGCTGATCGTGATTGCCTTGCTGGCATGTTCGCCAGGGGCTCAGGCGCAAAAGCTCAGCGACATCGAGTGCTTCAGGTCGCCCGAGTGCCGCGCAGCATCCGAAGCCAGACCGGCTGAGAAACAGCTTCAGCGCGAGGCCGAGCAGAAGGCCCAAAACGAGGCTTATGACAAGGCCGAAGCCGCCCAGGAACTTCGCCAGGTCGCCAACCGCAAGGCTTGCGGCAAGGACTACATGGCACCCCGCATCGGCATGCCCATCAAGCGTGCACTGCAGTGCCTGGGCGAGTTCCGCATGACCGGGCAAGTGAACCGTAAAGACGGCATCCTGACCACCTACACAAACGACGACGCCATGCTGCAGGCGATCGACGGCAAGCTGGTGAGCTGGGTCGAGTACTGACCATGTGGTGGGCCCTCGGCATTGGTCTGGTGCTGTACCTGTTCTACCTGGCCAGCCAGCACAACTTGCAACGCGAAGCCGAGGCGCTGCAGATAGAGCACGACATCGCCCTGCAGGCTCTCGACAAGCTCTGCACGAAGCTCGATGAAGGCAGCATCCACGGCGCGCAGCTGCAGGCCAAGAAGCTGGCCGAGCACAGCCGCTATGGCCGTGATCTGGCGCGGGCGGTACAGGTGATCTACGAAAGCCTGCACCTGGTGCGCAGTACGCGCAACCGGGACACCTTGCTCAGCCGCCTGGGCGTGGCGCGCAAGACATTGGCTGATGCCCGTGACGAGTACCCGGGCTGGATCTCTGACGAGCTGGCCGGCCGCATCGAGTCGCAGCTTGCACTGGCGGCCTCGGATAGCCTGGTGCGAATCGCATTGGCGAGCTTTGCGAGCGCCCTTGAAAAGGCCGATGCAGCCAAGACCGACAAGACCCGCGAGAAGCGCCTGCAGGCGGCTCTGGCCGACCTTGATCAGGCAGTGGCGCACCCCGAGTTGGCGCCGAGCGGCAGGGCCGCCCTTATCGCTGCGGCGGAGCCTCTACGCCCGCTACCGTCAGCCTGAACTCGACCAGGCCGAAAGCACCAGCCAAGGCGGCAGCGATCACCAGCCAGCCCAGGGCCTCGGCCAAGCGCCTCATCTCGGCAACTTGGCAATCAACTCGGGATGCATGTACAGCGTGCGGCCCACCTGAAGGCACCCCGGGCGGTTGATCTCGACGCGGGTGACGCGCCAGGCCTTGCGCCTCTTGCCCCTGGCTGACCAGCGCTCCACCTTGAACTCGGTGCGGATCTCTCGCGCGAAGGTTGAGGGCACGATCTGCAGGCCGTGCAATGAGGTCATGGGCGCTCCAGTGTCACCGCCACCGCCCCAGTTGCCGCCACCTGCACATCGACCTGCAGGGCCGTCTGGATGGCGACCAGGTCGCGCTGCGCAGTGGGCCGGCTCACGCCGAATTGCTCGCGGATCAGCTGGGTGGTGATGGGCAGGCCTTCAGCCAGCATCAAGCCCAGTTTCAGGCCGCGTGTGAGGGGGTTTGAATCGCCGTTGTGGGTCATGCTGGCCATGCCTTGTGTTCAACGCCGTCAAGCAGGCAGCCAGTAACGGCCTTGCCGCCACGGCACAGCAGGGGCATCTGCCCGATGGGTTCGCCGTACCTGAACGGTGCCCCGTCGGCCCAGCGCCAGCGGCTTGCCGGCGGACCAATCGGGCACTGGCCCTGGCTTGCGTCGATCCATTCGCCCCACTGCTTGAAGAAGAACGGCACGCCGGCTGCCTTGCACTGGTCGCGCAGGCTGCGGGCCCAGTCGGCATGCATGGGGCGCGCGTGGGGGCCGGACTCGCCACCGCAGATGACCCAGTCGAGCGCCCGACGACCAGACTTCTTGCCGGTCTTTGTGGCGTCCATGATGATGTTGACTTGCTTGATGTCGCGCCATTCGGGCGGTGCGGTTGCCAGCACGTCAAGCGGTCCCGAGTGAAGGACTATCCGCGTCAGATCGATCGCGCCCAGCATGGGCTCGATGCTCAAGAAGCGCACCGGCGCCGGGATCTCGAACAGCTTGGGCACGTCCCGATCCGCTTCGACCTGGTCGACCATCGTGATGCCCAGCCAGGCATTGGCCGGCCAGCCCCACAGCGCAGCCCAGGCGGGCACGATGCCGATGCGCTTGGTCAGGATGAGCCAGTCCAGGTGCGGTGTGGCTTCGATCAGCTTCCACAGGTCCATGCGCCAGTCGACGGGCACCTGGTTGTCGAACACATCACTCAGCGAGCTGCAGAACACGCGGCGGCGCCGGCCGTGCAGGGCTTCGAACTCGGCGTGCTTGCGCTCCCAGCGCAGGGGCTCGAGCCAGTTCTCCAGGCTGGTACGGTGGCGCTCGGCATGTGGGCCCCACAGCACCGGCAGCGCCCGCGCCGGGGTGCTGACTTCGGCATAGCAGTGGTCACAGCCCGGGGAGACCTTGGCGCAACCGATCCAGGCGTTGAAGGTGCTGTCGCACCAGCTGATAGCGGTGGTGTCAGCCATGCTTGGCTTTCACTCGGTGGGAGCCAACAAACGCGCGCATCAGTGCCACCAGGGGTGTCTCGCCCTGGGCCTGGTATCGGTGCAAGCCGTAGCCGGCCTGTGCGCACCACACGCCCTTGGCGAGCCGGTCAACGGCTCCATCAACCGGCTCCAGCAGCGGGCCGCCGGCTTCCCAGTCCACGCTGTACCTTGGAATAGCGCTTATCGCCTGCGGGGCACTCTCGAACACCCAGTGGCCATCGTGCAACCAGCAGTCGAGGCCGAGCGTCTTGGCGACGGCCGCGTCCAGCTCGGCGCCCTCGAGGTTCATGACGTCCAGTACCTCAGCCATGGCGCACCCCGATTCGCAACCCACCCAACATCACCCGGTCAAGACGCCGGGTGAACTGGGCGAAGGTCTCGCGGGCCTGGATGGACGCGATCAGCGTGCTCTGCAGGGCTGCCACGGTGTCGATGGCGGTGGCGCTGGCCAGCTGCATGGCGCAGGCATAGGCGGCGCCCAGTGAGGCGTCTGACCAGGTCATGGTGATGGGTTCAGGCATGGGGATATCCGAGGTGGTGTTGTTTGGTCTGGGCATATCAAGTCATGTCCGGGCCGTTGTAGTGCACGCCTTGCTGTAGCAGGCCAGACCAGGCCGCAACCAGTTCCAGGCTCGACCACTTCGGGCCGCCGGCAAGGGGCGATTGCGGGACGTGCGTGTGAAAGACGACGCGGCGCTTGGTGGTGGGCGTGGGTGCGGGTGCCGGTGGCGATGGCGCCTCGGCCTCCTCGCTGACTCGCTTGAGCCGGGCTTTGCGCCCGGGCGGTTCCTGGGGCCAGAACTGTTGCTTCAGGGCCGTCTGCACGAACACGCCGCCTGAACCGCGGCCGTGCTTGGCCACGTCCACCAGGTTGACGATGAGGCCGGCCTTCACGGCGTTGTAGACGGTGGCCGATACGCTTCTGGACCTGCCTGCAAATTCGGCCTCGATGGCCGTCATGCCGCGCGGCTGACTGCACCAGGCAACAACGGCGTCGATGATGCTGAGCGGGCGTTCGGGCGATGCGGGGGGGGGTGGGGCCGGCTCGGGCTGCGGGGCAAGTGCGGCAACGGGTTCGGCCCCAGGTGCAGCGCCCACGCGTTGGTACAGACCGCCCACGCGGCGGCCCTTGCCCCGGTTCAGGTTCTGGAGCGATTCGTTGTGCACCAGGTCCTGCACCAGCCAGCCGACGCGCTTGGCGTCATGGCCCGGGGTAAAGGCGGCCTGGATCTCGGCCATCGTGCGCGGGGTGTCGCAATACGCGGCGATGCGGCCCGTGAGGGAATCGGCACGGTGCTTCACGGCGCAGCCTCTGCAGGCGCTGGCCACTTGACCAGGTAGCCATCGAACTCGTGGACCTGGTACTCATCCCTGAACCATTGCCGCATCTGCGGCCAGCCGGTGAAGCCGTCGGCTCGGGCAAAGTCGCGACGCTGCTCGAAGTCGAGCTTGGTGCCGTCGATCACGACCTCGTCGTATTGCAGATCAATGCGGATCGACAAGGCCAGCTCGCAGGGCGCTTCGCGCAGCAGCCTGGTGGCCCGGGTGCGCAGGCCCGTGTAGAGCTTGAGCGTGTCGCCACGCTGAATGCGCTTGCCGTCCTTGCGGTGGCCTCGGATGGTCTGCAGCTTGGTGCCGGCCTGCACGGCATCGGCGAACTGGGGCTTGAAGTTGATGAGGAAGGTCGCCATGGCTACACCGGCTCGCCCGTGGCCGCATCGCGCCAGCCGTTGGCCAGGCACCAGTGGCACAGCACCTCACCGGTGCCGGCATGAGCCACGCGCAGGGTAGGCACGCGCTTGAGCTGGGCGGGCGCGGCGGTGCTGCGGTCGATGTCAGCATGCAGCGCGTAAAGCAGCGCCTCGGCGTTGTTCATGACCGCACCGGCCTGGTAGTCGTCTGCGGCATCGAACCAGCCCAGGGCCTTCCAGGCGCCGGAGTTGTTGAACTCCAGCTTCACCGGCTTTTGATGGACCTTGGGTTGCGCCTGTTGAGCCGGCGCTGGCTTCGGATGACTAGGCATGGTGCCCCTTTGAATGAAACAGGGCGGGTGGCACCTCACTGCCACCCACCCCGCAATTGCCGACATCGGTCCGAGGGCCGATGGGGCAATTTCATCGCCGAGGCGCTCATGCGGCATGGGTGAAGCGCTTCACGGGCGCCGCGCGCGCGAGGCGTGGGCACAGTGGGGCACCCGCTGCACAAGCCGGCGAAACGCCCCTTTCAGCCCCTTTCATCTGCCCTTCGAGGTTGCCTTGATGACACCTTCTGCCGACGAGCCCACAGGCTCATTCGACGCACCGGCCAGGCCGCCGCGCATGCTGGCCTGGACGCTGGTGGCAATTGCGCTGTTCTTCTTTCTGGCCGGGCTGCACGTGGTGGATGGCTCCCGGCTCATGGCGGCCGTGGTCTACAAGGGCCTGCTGATTGCACTGGGTGGCATCGGCGGGTATTGGCTGGACCGCGAGTTGTTCCCCTATGCCCGGCCGCATCGGTGCATGGATTTCGAGCCGCTGGACCCGCAGCCTGGCGAGTCCTTATCTCCGCTAGGTCGGGATATGCATGAGACTGAATCGAGTTATCTGCAGATAGCCAGTTCGGATTACACGGTGGCGATGATTCGGCGCGCCATCATCATGGCGGCTTGCCTGATCTGTGTGGGGGTGAGCGGCCATGCCGTATTCGTGCCCACGCTTTGAATGCCGTGGCAAATCACCCCGCTGGGCCAAATGGCCGGCGCGGGTGATATTGCTGATGAATCTGCTGGCAGTGCTGGCGACCTGGGCATATGCCCTGTTTGGCGGTGGCCCGCACCATGGATGAGAAATACCTGGAGCAGGCTGCCGCGCTGTCGCAAATGCAGCGCGACACGGCCTTGCACGCTGCATCTGCCGCCGTGGCCGGCCCCGGCCAGGCCGAGTGCGAGGACTGTGCCGAGCCGATACCGGCGGCGCGGCGTGTGGCGTTCCCCGCTGCGATCCGCTGTTTCTACTGCCAGGACGCCCATGAGCAGCAGCGACACCGATTTCATGCCACTTGACGAGGCCCCGACCGACATGAACACCACGCCTGCCGGCCCGGCTTCGGACATCAACATCCAGGCCCTGGTGGAACTGGCCGCCTTGCGCGGGCAGCTCGACTCGGTGCTGACGCTGATGCAGCACAACCACCAGGACATCCACCGCCGCATCGACGACATGCGGGTATCGGTGGACCACCGCTTCGATGCACTCGACTCGCGCTTCGGGCGCCTGGACGAGCGGGTCAACACGGTGGAAGGCAACGAGCGCAGCACGGCGCTGCGCACGGCGGTGTACGGCGGCGGCGCGGCGGCGCTGGTGACGGCGGCGATCGAGGCCATGAAACACCTGCGTCCCTGAGCTGCATGGCCCACGATCACGAAACCCGACGCAAGGTGCGAGCTGCCTTTGTGCAGGGCATGCCGCTGACATCGGCGGCCGAGATCAACCACGTGCGCTACGCCACCGCCCGGCAGTGGAAGGCCAAGGACGCCGAGAGCGGCAACGACTGGGACATCGCCCGCAATGCCCGCCGGCTGAGCAGCAGCGGCGTGGAGGCGTTTGCCAACCAGGTGATGGACTCGCTGTGCGAGGAGTTCATCTTCACCTTGCAGGCCGTGAAGGCTGATACGTCGCTGCAGCCGATCGTGCGCACGCAGATCGTGTCGCAGCTGGGTGATGCCTACAGCAAGGCGCTGAGCGCCAGCCGGCGGGCCATGCCCAATGCCGACAGGCTGGGCACGGCGATGGAGGTGATCAAGTTCCTGTCGACCCGGGTGGGCGACAAGGCGCCCGACATCCGCGAGCGCTTCTTGGCGGTGTGTGAAGAGAGTGGCGACGCCCTGGTGCGCGAGTTCGGCTCGGGGCTCTAACCATCATGGCCAAACGCCTGTTGCTCAAGAGCAAGGACTTTCTCGCCGAGCTGAAGGCTCACGCGGAGAGCCAGCGCAGCCTGATCGAGGCCGAGTGCAGCGGCTTTGCCACCGATGCCACGGCGTGCGACATCCGCCGCACCCGCGCCCAGAAGGACTTCAGGTTCTTTGCGCGGACCTACTTTCCGCACTACATCAAGGGCGCTGAAAGCCTGTTTCACACCTGGTTCTATGACAACGTGCCCGGGCTGATCGATGTGCCGGCCGGCTCGCTGATCAACCTGAGTGCACCGCGCGGCGAGGCCAAGAGCACGCTGGGCACGCAGCTGCTGGCGCTCTGGTGTGTGGTGACCGAGCGCAAACACTTCATGCCCATCGTGATGGACGCCTGGGACCAGGCCGCCACCATGCTGGAGGCGATCAAGACCGAGCTCACCGACAACCCGCGCCTGGCGATGGACTTTGCCGAGGCCTGCGGCGCCGGGCGGGTATGGAACGCCGGGGTGATCCTCACCAAGAACAACCGCAAGGTGCAGGCCTTTGGCTCGGGCAAGAAAATGCGCGGCCTGCGCCACGGGCCGCACCGCCCGGACCTGGTGTTTCTGGATGACATCGAGAACGACGAGAACGTGCGCAGCCTGGAGCAGCGCAAGAAGCTCGAAGCCTGGGTGAGCAAGACGGTGCTCAACCTGGGCCCGCCCGAAGGCACGATGGATGTGCTGTACCTCAACACCATCCTGCACTACGACTCGGTGGCCAACCGCTACCACAGCAAGCCGCGCTGGACGCGGCGCAAGTTCAAGGCGATCGTGCGCTGGCCCGATCGCATGGACCTGTGGGAGAAGTGGGAAGAGCTGTTCATCAACGAGACCAGCAGCGACGAGGCGGGCGACAGCGACCCCAGCGACATCGGCGCCGCGGCGGCTTTCTACGCCGCCCACCAGGTGGCGATGGATGCGGGCGCGGTGGTGAGCTGGCCCACGGTGCGCCCGCTGATCAAGCTGATGATGATCCGCGCCGAAGACCACAAGGCCTTCGACTGCGAGTACCAGAACGACCCGACCAACAGCGAAACGGCGCTGTTCACCCAGATGCAGTACTGGGTGCAGCCGTGTCGGGACTGGATCTTCTACGGCGCACACGACCCCAGCCTGGGCAAGCACAACAAGGGCGGCGACCCGGCCGCCTGCCTGGTGGGCGGCTTCGACCGCAACCACGGCATATTGGACGTGGTGGAGGCTCGTGTGGCGCGCATGGTGCCCGACAAGCAGATCGCGTTGATCATCGAGTTTCAGCGCACCTATGGCTGCCTGATCTGGGGCTTTGAGGCGGTGCAGTTTCAGGAGTTCATGCGCCAGCAGCTGGTGGCCAGGTCGGCCGAGGCGGGTGTGCCGGTGCCGGCCATCCCCGTGATACCGCACACCGACAAGGATCTGCGCATCGAGGGCCTGAGCCCGCACGTGAACAACGGCCTGATCCGCTTCCACCAGGCGCACACGGTGCTCAACACCCAGCTGCGCCACTACCCCGAAGCCGACCACGACGACGGGCCCGACGCGCTCGAGATCCTGTGGAAGCTGGCCATCAACCGGGCCGGGGGCATCCCCCGCATCCGCACTGGAAAGCGCAAAACATCATGATGCCCCTGCGTGGCCTCGTCCAGACCATGAAGGGCTGGCTCGGCAAGCCGATCGCCAGCCCCGACAGCGACCCGGCCATCTTCTTCGGCCGCCTGTTCGCGCTGCCCAACCCCGACCCGATCTTGCGTGAGATGGGCAACGGCACGGCCGAGAAGGTGTATTACTCGATCATGGCCGACGCCCATGTGCTGGGCGATGTGCGCAGCATCCGTGGCAACTTTCGCAGCCACACCTGGCGCCTCGAGGTGGGCGACGAGGGCAACAGCCAGAGCGCCGCAGCGATGGAGCTGTGCAAGGACTGGATGCAGCGCACGGCACCCAACGACCTGGCCGACTGGCTCGAGGTGATGTGGCAGATGGCGAGCAGCTTCTTGACCGGCTACCGCGCGCACGAGCTGGTGTGGGAACTGATGGACGGCAAGTACCTGCCCGGGCAGGTGATCGACCGGCCGAACCGGCGCTTCAGGTTCGATGCCTACGGCGCGCCGCTGCTCATCAGCCAGACCAACATGCTGGGCGCGCCTGTGGAGCCGTACCAGTTCGTCATCAGCCGGCACATGCCGAGCAGCATCAACCCGTATGGGGTGCCGGTGCTGAGCAGCTGCTTCTGGCCGTGGACCTTCAAGAGCGGCGGCTGGCGTTATTTCGTCAAGTACTGCGAGCGCCACGGCCTGCCGTGGCCGGTGGGCCGCTATCCGATCGGCACCAGCGAGGCCGACCAGAAGCAGCTCGAAGACGCCCTGGCCGGCATGATGGAAGCAGGCTATGTGGTGGCGCAAGAAGGCACGGGCCTGGAGCTGCTGACCCCCACTGGTGGCGGCGCATCGCTGCCACAGCAGAACCTGATCGACCTGTGCAACCGCGAGATGAGCAAGGCCACCACCGGCCAGGCCATGGTGGCCGAGCTGCAGGGCGTGGGGGCACGGGCCGCGAGCGAAACGGCGCTCAAGCGCCAGGAGAGCATCGACGACAGCGTGCGCGACATCGCCAAGCAGAGCATGGACAGCATCTTTCGCTGGATAACGCTCTTCAACTTTGGCGACGGCGTGGCACCGCCCTGCATCGAGTTCTTCATGCAGGAAGCCGCCGGCAAGGACCGCGCCGAGACCTACGACACCGCCCGCAAGGCCGGCGCTCGCCCCAGCCGCAAGGCCATGCTCGACGAGCTTGGCATCCCCGAGGCCGAAGACGACGCCGACGCGCTGATGCCCGATGCGCCGGCCGCGCCGGCCGGCACGCCACCAGGTGGTGACGCCGTGTCACCGGTTGGCCGCAAGCCCGCCGGCAAGCCCGGCACCACCGCAGCCAGCACCGTGACGGCAGGCGGCGTAGGCAGCGGCGGCACCGGCGAGCAAGGCCAGGTCATGCAGCTCAACGGCCTGGCCGGCTTCACCGTCGCACGCGCGGCGGGCATGACCGAAGACGAGGCCATGCAGCTGGCCGCCGATGCAGCCGACCAGGTCATCGAAGACCAGATGATCGCGCCCATCGCGCAGATGCTGGCCGAGTTCGAAGCCCAGGGCAAGACGCTGCAGGAGTTCAAGGTGGCGCTCGAAGACCAGGTCGGCAAGCTCGACGACGAAGGCCTGCGCGAGGTGTTCGACCGGGCGCTGACGTATTCGATGCTGCGCGGCGCGGCGACGATGGTGGGGTGAGGCATGGCTGACGCGACCGACATCGACCCCAAGCCCGCCCAGGTGTCAGGCGCCGATCTGTGGACCCCGCGCCTGCTGGCCTACATCGTCACGCTCGGCTTCTTCTCGGTGCTGGGCTACCTGCTGGTCTACGGCAAGCCCACCACCGGCGGCGATGCCCTGCTGGTGATGCTGGGCGCCCTGGGTGGCGGCTGGGCTTCCATCATTTCGTACTACTACGGCAGCTCGGCCGGCTCGGCCGACAAGACGCGGCTGTTGGCGGGGAAGTGATGGCCGAGCAAGACCCCAACGGCCTGGACGCCCACACGCCAGGCGCCAAGCTCGACGCCGGGAAGATCCGCGCCGGGCTGGTGCTGGGCGGCTTTGCCCGCGCGCTGATCGAGGTGTGCAAGGTGGGCACCTACGGCGCGGTGAAGTACACGCCCAACGGCTGGACACGGGTCGACAACGGCGTGGAGCGCTACGACGACGCCTGCCTGCGCCACTGGCTGACAGAAAAGGCCGGCCAGGCGGCCGACCCCGACACCGAGCTGCTGCACGCAAGCCACCAAGCGTGGAACGCGCTGGCGCGGCTGGATCTGATGCTGAGGGAGCGCGAAGCTGCCTCGGTCAACCGCCAGTGATGGCACCACGGAGAGAGCGATGACAGTCCGAGCCAAGTTCCGAGTGAACCTTGTGACCCCCACCACCAACCAGGACGGCAAGGTGACTGCCGCCCGCATCGACATGGCGCCGGTGTACGACAGCAACCCCGAGAGCGAGAACGCCAAGTTCTACCAGGCCACGCCCTGGGGTCAGATCACGCTTGGCACTGTCAATGCCGCTGCAGCCGAGCAGTTCAAGGTCGGCAGCTTCGTCTACGTGGATTTCACGCCGGCTGAAGCCTGAGTTCAGCGGCAGCCACATGGCGTGATCGGGGGACGTGAGGACGTTGCCCCAGTTCAAGCCGAGAGGACCGAGTTCGGTCAGGGACGACTTCTAACGAGAGCGCAACCTGGCTGCCGCCCCTTTCACATCTCAATCGAGAAAGACCGCATGAGCACTGACCAAGTCATCGAGCAACTCATCCAAGCCAAGGGCGCCGCCGTAGCGCCCCGCATCACGCCGGCCGACATCGACGCGGCGATCGTGGAGGAGCACTACTTCACCGCCGCCGATGGGCTGGATGGTGCCGCCATGCGGGTGCGGCGCGAGCGTGCGGGCGACTGTGGCGTGCTTGAGTTCGTGACGATCTGCGTGCTGCTGCTGCGCAACGGCACCAAGGTGGTGGGCGTCAACGAAGGGCCTGTGTCCGCGGCGAATTTCGATGCCTCGATCGGCCGCAACCTGGCCCGCCAGAAGGCGGTCGACCAGGTCTGGCCGATGCTGGGCTATGAGCTGCGCAGCAAGCTGGCGGCCGAAAAGGCCTGAGCGGCTGACCCATGGCCGATGCCGTCCAACCCTTTGCCGTCCAGTTCCAGGAAGCGATCGACTTCCTCAAGGGCAAGTTGCCCGAGGGGAGTCTGGCGTGGGACAGCCTGGCGGGGCCGGTGCATGCCAAGGTGTTTGCCACGGCGGGGCTGACGCGGGCGAGCTTTGTGGGCGAGCTGCAGGCGTCGCTGGTGCAGGCGCTGCAGCAGGGACAGACGATCACGGCGTTTCGCAAGGACTTCGACCGAGTGGTGGCCGCCAGCGGCTGGGCCTACAAGGGCAAGCGCGGGTGGCGCACGAGCGTGATCTTCGACAACAACATGCGATCGGCCAGCATGGCGGGGCGCTGGGCGCAGGTGCAGGCCAACGAGGCGGCTGGCAGCGCGATGATCGGCACCTACCGCACCGCGGGTGACGCGCGGGTGAGGCCGCAGCACCGGCAGTGGGATGGGCTGACGTATCCGTCGGGCGATTCGTTCTGGGACACCCACTTCCCGCCCAACGGCTGGGGCTGCCGCTGCACGGTGCGCTGGTACACGGGCGACCAGGCCGAGCGCAAGGGCATCAAGACGAGCAAGCCGTTCAAGCTGCAGACGCGCGACGTAGTCAACGTCGACGGCGAGATCACCGACCGGGTGCCGGTGGGCATCGATCCGGGCTGGGATCACAACGTGGGCAAGAGCTGGATCGACCCGGAGGTGGCGCTGGGCCGCAAGCTGGCCAGCCTGCCGCCCGAGCTGCGCGGCCGGCTGGTGGACAAGACGATTTCACCGGCCTTTCAAGCGGCCATGACAGAGAACTGGAAGGCGTTTCAAACGCAGGTTCAAAGCGCGGGCGTGCCAACGGGCGAGGCGCAGGTGGTGAGCTTTCTGGACAGCGCCACGCTGGATGCGATGGCCAGCCGGGTGCCGGGGGTGGTGATCGAGTCCAACACGGTGGCGGTGTTCGACGCGCAGCTGGCCAAGCTGGCCAAGGGCGCCGAGCAAGGCGCATCAGGCTGGCCGCAAGCGCTGCTGGACGATCTGCCCGGCGCCCTGCGCAACTACCGCGCCGCGCTGTGGGATACGGTGGACGAGCGCCTGGTGGTGGTGCCGCAAGGGGTGCCCGCCGGGCCCGGCCAGGTGGCCACCGCGATCATCAAGCCCAACGCAAGCACCCGGCTGGGTGTGGCGATGTCGCTGCAGGAGCTGGGCGCGGCCAGCGTGAGCGAGCTGGGCAATCTCGGGCGCTACCAGGTGCTGGTCGGGCGCATCCGCTGAGGCGGGTCAGTCTGCAACGAAGGGCAATTTCCGCCGCGTTTTCGGTCTGATCAGCGGGTAATTAATCTGCGGTCATGCAGGGTTCGCGCTGGAATTCCCGGATCAAACTAAACGTCTCCTGCAAAACGAGCCGTTGTCGGCTATCTCGTTGATTTCACGCCGTTTTTTGGCCGTTTTTGGTTTCTGTCTCTTGGATCAATCTAAACGTCTCCCCTCTGTGTCATTCCGGCATGCGCCGCGCCGATGGCC